TTCAGGCTCAATAGGATCATTTGAATTTCTTGCAAAAAAAGTTTCATGCTGACAGAAACCAACTATAACTTTATCCCCTTTTGATAAAGGAGCATTTACTTTACAAGATTTTCCCCAGAATATTGGAGCTATAGGAACATCCTCAATTACTGGAACTTCATCTCTTTTCCCCATTACTTCCGGAATATCGAGTAATTGGATGTCACACATCATTTTTGTATTATCTACCTTTTCAATCCTTGCAATCGCTATTGTATTTATTGAGTTTATTTTTTCATCAGTCAGTCCCTCTATTATTTCTCCTACTGTTTTTCTTCTCATTATTTTTTAACTCCATATGTATTTTTTATTCTTTCCCAGTCATTATCTTTTTTTCCTTTTTTCTTACTAACATTTTTTTTACTATTCTTAGCTTTGCCTTTTTTCTTTTTTTCTTTCTTTTCTTTTTTCTTCGAGGCATTTTTATTTTTTCCACTGGCATTTGTGACTATTTCAATAACTTTTTCATTTTCTTTTTCTTCTAATTTAGTTTTTATTTCTATTTCAGTATATGCATCCTGATTGAATTTCATAATATGTTTTCCTTTTATTATTAAATATTCCCCTTTTATTTCTATTCCTTCAAATTCCTCTTTCAAGTCAATTTTTAACTTATAACCTTCCTTAAGCCTATGGTCTATTACACTTTTTAATGTATAACCATCCTGATTTGAGGTTATATCCATAAAAAGATTAGGATCAAATTCAATAACTCCCAGATTCACATCATTTGATTTCTGAAAATAGACAAGTCCATCCTTTATAAAGAATATACTTTCACAATCTTTAGCTATCGTTTTAAATATACTTTTTACATTGTTATTTAAAGTTTTCCCATTCTCATAAACTACATCTTTAGTTAATTCAATTTTTCCCACTTTTAGTTTATCTAGCTTTGAAATAATAAGGTGTATTATCGTACTTGCCTTAGTTCTTCTTCCTGCCTTAAGATTGATTTTGGTGTCTTTGTATTCGTCGTTATAGGTATTACATGTCACAGTAAATTTCTTATCTGTTCCCTCAAATTTTCCTTGTGTTTCCTCAATAATACCTTTATAGATAACTCCAATATCTTTATTTTCTTCACTATCATTCAAGTATCCTATTTCGACCAATACTTCTGTTCCTCTGACTAACTTCTTTACCATATCATTAGTCAGATTTATTAGTGTAATTTTACAGATATTAGTGTTTTCTGTAGTGTCAAACTCTGATTCAATCTCAAAATCAGGAGAACTATCTATTCCATTTTGTACTGGAAATCTTTCAAAAATTACTGTTTCTTCATTTTTTAAAGTAAAAGTAACCTTTGCGTATCTGTCCCATAAAATCCAGTTCTTACTCATTTTCCACCACCATTAAGTCCTGAAGTATACCGGCAGTATTTGTATCAAAGTCAACATCAAATCCATTGGTATTTATTGGCAATGCCATAAGTTTTAAATCAGGAAAATCTCTGTATCTACGTTTACATATCTCGAATAAGTCCTCATATGAGTTTATTTTTTGCCCCATATGAAGTTCTTTTTCTTCATCCCTTATGTCAATATACCAACACCCTTTAATTGCATAAATATCGAGTATTACAATCTTACTCTTGTCCTTTTTACTTAGTAAGGTTTTATAGGAATTTTTTTTCTCTTTATTGTATGTGATATTTAAACTATAGAGCATACTATACTACCCCCTGTGTCCTTGAATCATTGTTGTATTTCTCATGTAGAACTTCATTAAGTGAAATAGGATTCAATTCCCTGTTCTGAACTGTTGTATTAGGATTATATACATTGGTTGTAATTACTCCATTTTCATCTTTAGTAAATTCCAACAAATTAACTTGTTTCAATGTCAGGCTTACTTTTATTCCTGTATATGCCTGCCAGTCTTCAGTATAAGAAAAATTTGTTAGTGCTAATGGAGCGTATATCTTATTATCCAGTTTTTCATACATCAGGGCTGTATATTTACGTTCCTTTGAAAACTGAATCATTTTTTCAAGTTCACTTTTCCATTCTCTGCCAAAAATAAAACATTCAACTTGTATAGTATAAGGATTTATAAACATGTTTTCATTAAAATCATCTTTCAAATAGGACTTATACCCTGTTACTTCATTTTCCTGTGAAAAATTGGTTGAAATAACAAAAAGAGGTATATCGCCCAAAAGTGCATTTGGCTTTGCCTTGAAATATCTGTCATATAGTTCTCCATATTTCTGATACATTTTTTCTATTTTAGACAAATCCATATTTTTAAATAACTTATTCAAAAATTCTTTCAGCATAAATACCCCTCCTTCTTTTTTAACCCATTCCCAGTTTTTCCAATTCATTTATTATTTCATGTGTTGCACCTTTGCTATCATTTGCTTTTATATAAAAAGTATTATGATTTACTATTGTTTTGCCCTCCGATATAATGCCTCTTGTATTGTTCCTTATTGCCTTTGCAGTGTTAAGAATGTCTCTTGTTGTTGTGTTTCTTGCAACCATAGAGCCATTGGGCAGCCATATAGCTTCATCCCCTTGTTCATCTACAGTTGTATATCCACCTGACTTCCAGCCTTGGAAATAATCAGTACCAGTTGCCTTTTTCTGTTTGCTCCCAATAAATGGAATAACAAAGTTTTTTCCAATTCTTACTCCATTATCTTTCCTCAAAGATTCTATGTTTTTTTGAACATTCCCTAGTTTTTCCCAGCCACCATTGAGCAAGTCTTTTAATGCACCTAATGCTCCTTGTAAAGCACCAGTTATTCCGTTAATTGCTCCAATAGCAACATCACAAGCTGCTTTTATTACACTTTTTACACTTTCCCAAACTTCATTACAGAAATTTCTGAAAGTTTCATTTGTGTTGTATAAATCCATTATTGCACTTATCAACCAACCTATAAACCCTATAACTGCTCCTATCGGTCCAGTCAATAACATCATTACACCAATTAAAGTTCCAATTACAAGAATCCAGTGTTGTTTTATAAAATCCCATGCTGCATTTACTCCATCCCTAAACCATGTAATGTTATTATAAAACCATTGCAAGCCTATCCATAGCAATCCTAAAGCTGTTATAACCGCCGTTATTGCTAATACTATAGGATTTAGGGAAGTAACTAAATTGAGAATTCCCATTGCGGTTGTAAGTGAATACACAATTCCAATAAGTATTACTAGTCTTTTACCCCAAGTTTGAATAGCGTCCGCATTATCATCTATCCATTTTTTGGCGTCTTCTATCCTTTTCTGAAATCTTTCAATATTTTCCCTTAAGTCTTTCAGAGTTTTAACAACATCATCGCCATTTTTCTTTGTATCTTTAAGTCCGTTCTTAGCGTCTCTCTGTTTCTGTGTCATCCCAAATAAAGCTAACACGAATTCTGAAATTAATCCTATAAGGCTCTGGAATGTATCCCCTAACGCTTTCAATGTTCCTTGCCATTCCCTGTTTGCCGCTTCATTCTGAGACAGATAGTCAAGCCATCGCTGTAAAAGATTGAAAGCTATTACAAGAGCTATGACAATTCCACCCATTATTGCAAGTTTCAGTCCACCCATTGCCAATGCTGAAGCCTTAATTGCGGAAATAAATGCCAGTACTTTTACTATTAACGCTCCAAAAATAAATTTACCAACAATTAATGCACCGAATATTGTTACCATTTGTGCTAACCAAGGCATCTTTTCATTGATAAGAATTATTATATTCAATAATCCTACTAATGCCATACTTACTGGAACTATCAAAGGTGCTAATGAAGAAAATACACTCTGAAAAGCACTTTCTAAAGTAGATAAGAATCTTTCAATTGCTCCACCTGGTCCACTCATCATAAAGTCACTTAAAAATTTAGCCATTCCTTGACTGTTCTTTATCTGTTCCTGCAACTGTTTTAACTGATTCAAAGTATTGTTATTCAGTAAAGCTCCTACTGTCCTTCCACCACGTGTTCCAAAAATAGTTTGAAGAACGGAAGCTTTATCAGCATTACCCATTTTGTCAGTAACAGTTTTTAAACGTTCCATTATTCCAACCACATCTTGTAAGTTCCCTTTGCTATCTGTAACTGGACCAATTAATTCTTCAAGCTTTCCTCTTTTCTTAAAGTTTGCCATGCTCTTAAACATTTCATTTAATCCTGTACCAGCACTACTTCCTAAAATGTTATTGTCATTCAGTTTCCCAAGCATTGCATACAATGTTTCAAGCGGTATATCCAATTGTTTTGCGGAAGTTCCTACATATTTAAAGCCTTCTCTTAAATTTTCAAGATTAGCTGCTGTGTTTTTGGAAGTCACAGCCATCATGTCAGTAACTTTTATTGCATCTTTTCCCGAAAGTCCATAAGCATTCATCTGCATTTTCACGGCTTCAATTACATACGCCAAGTCTTCAACGTGGAAAGCTTGTCCAAATTGTGCAGCTGAAGGGAGTATGCTTTTCATTTCATCTGCTTTTATCCCTAAAGTTGCCCCTGAGTTTATAGCTTTGGCCACATCAGCATTACTGTATGTTGTTTCTCCACCAACTCTATTACTCAATTTCAATAGTTCTTTGTAGTCTTTTCCAAAACCGCCTGTTTTAGCAGCTGCAGCTCTTATGTCAAAGTCAATATTGCTGAAATCTTTCATCGCTTGTCCAGCCTGTTGAGCTAGAAAAGCACCTATTTTATATTTGGCTCCTCTTGCTATGTCATGGATTGTAGTATTAAGCATTTTCATTGCGGAATTTGCTTTTTTTGCACCTTCTTCTACAGGTTTAACAGGATTCTTTACTTTTTTTTCAGTTTTTGCTTTTTCTTTATTCAAATTTTTTAGACTATCTGAAGCTTGTTTTATATCCGCTTTAAAGCTTTGAGCCTGTTTGCTTGCTTTTTCAAGGCTGACCTTGTCAAGTGTATCAACAAGTTTCTGTGCATTTTTCATCATATTCTGTATTGCTTCTAAAGCTTTTTTATCTTTTATTACAAACTCTAACGAATAGGTAACCCCCAACTCACTTGACAAAGCCTATCCCCCCTTTTTTAAAGCTTTATTTATTTTTTCCTGTTCTTCATTTTTCTCTTTATTTATTAACTTATTCATGTAATGCATAAAAAGAAATCTTTCTAATTCCTTTTCTGTTATTTTCCCATTGTCAAAATCCCTTAAAAATTCAAACGAATTGAAATTCTTAAAATTATCCGAAGTCTCAAGCTCTATAGCCATCATTTCAAAATGGCTTATGTTGGACTTAAATTTTTCAGTATAAATAACCCTACCACCATAGAATTGGACAGCAGAATTATTTAAATTTGGGATTTTGAATCACTCTCATTAAGAATCCAGCTAACTCAGAAACTTCTGATAATGGAAAGTCATCAACATCAAAATTATTTAAAAGTCCGTCATTTTTGAAATTTTCCAATATTTCTGCAAACCCTATCTCTATTTTTGAGTTGTTAGGGTTCATAGTAAGATTGTTATATTTCATTGCCTGTGAAGTCTTAGGAAATGTTACTATGACTTCTTTAAGCGTGTCCTTCCAGTCAATCAGCCATATTGAAAAAGAAACTCCCGGAGAGAGTTTAACTTTCTTTATTCTCTCTAGCTCTGCTTCATTTAATCTGTCTTTCCTTTCTTCAAGAGTTTCTCCTATTAATTCTACTTCTTCAGTTTCCCTAACAGTTGTTTCAAGTCCTGCAGCTGCTCTTGTCATTTCTATTGCTTTTTTTTCTTCTTCTTTTAAGTTGTCAAGATTCATTTATTTTCCTCCTATATTTTTATATAATTCTTGTCTTCCGCTTTTAATTCCCAAGTTGTAGCTTCTGTCCCACTTTCATTTGAAAATTTTGTAGAAGGTCTTTTCTTAAATGAAACGTTAGGATAGAAGTAGCTTTCCTTCGCATTTTCATCAGTAACGGCGATAGACATTGGAAATTCACTTTTAGCACCTTTCCAAGCTTCATACAATGTCCACATTGTAGTGTTTTCTGAACTCCCATATAAAAGATTCAGTTTTATTTCAACTGAGCCATCAGGTAGTACGTTATAAACTTTTTTACCACAGCTACCTATTGTCTCAGATGAAGATTCACTTGAAGGGTCATCCTCAAAACCATCTTCATGTCTACATTTAATCTGATATATTCCTAACGGTGTAGTAAATGCTATATGGACATTTTTAACGTTATATTGTCTACTCATATTAACTTTATCCCCCTTTTATTATTCAAATATTAATTTACCCTCTGTTGTTACAGTTCCTCTTAATGTTATATGTCTTGCACCATTTAAGTAAGTCACCCTCAAATCAAATTTGAATGTTCCTTCTCTTAAACTTTCCTGAGTTATTCCTTCAATGTTAAGACTTCCAAGTTGAATTTTTACTTTGTTCCCATTTCCATCCGTTTCAACTATTGTTCCAAAAACATTCCCGGAATCATCAGTCATGAGCATTCCCATATTAGCCGCTATTCTTAAGTCTTCCATTATTATTGCTCTTATCATGTTTTTACCTGAATCATTGTTCGGTATTTTGTCATTAGTTACTTGAAAGACTGTAATATCTTTTCTTATTCTGTCCTGTAACCATATTTTTATGATATTCAGTTCCGTGAACATCTTATTATCTGAATTCAATCCACCAACAATATGGAAATATCCTTGCGTTGGTTTACTCAGATAAGTTAGTCCAGCCCCCTTCATTGAAGCCTGTTCAGTAGATGAGTATGTTTCTTGCACAAAACCTTGTATTTGAGTTGAATGCACAATGTAACTTCCGGGTGTTTTAGTTCCTATTGTCCCCCCAAACAAAGCTCCAGTTAGCCAGTTTCCGAGTTTTACGTTTTTGTTCCCTTCCGCTATGAATGCCACATTATCAGCATTTGCATTCTTTAAGTATTCAAGAGCCGTAGTAACTGTAAGTTTTTCAATGTCAAGTGCTATCCCTACTTGAATTTCCTTATCAGTTTTGGCATAAGCTACTATACTTTCAACGTATGTCTTATTTGCCTTAGCATCCATATTTGTAACCCAGTTAGTGACTTCAAATGCTTTTTCATGCTTTTTATATATTTCAATAAGCTTTGTGAACGTATCAGCTGTGTTATTTCCATAAATAACAACCACAACTGGCGTGAAAGGTTGAGTATATGCACTCTGTATAAGCTTATAAAACTCATGATTTTCATCTAATCCAGCTACTTTCAAATCAATAACATCCTGTGGTTTTGTTATGAAAGTTGGCTCTATTGCAAAATCTTTTGTAAAAAAACATATGCTCCTAACATCAGTAAAAAATCTTCTATTGTTTTCAGCTTTTATCTGTATGTCATTAAGCATATTCACATCGTTTCTCTCTATTGCCATTTTATCCCCCTTCTATAATCCCTCTAGTTAAAATTTTTATTTATTAAGTGTTCCGCATAGTATGTAAATTGCAGAACTTTCTTTAAATACCTTCTCCCTTTAAAATAAGAAGTTGTTTCCTGTAATTTGAAAACATCCCTTATTTTTCTTTTATATTTCCTAACTCCAAAGTATTCATTTGTAGCTTCCATGTTTATAAGGAACAGATAAAGCATATTAAATAATTCTGTTTCCTCTCTGCTTTCCATAGTCAGTATTACTTCCATTCCCTCATCATATCTGTATTTATCATTTTCAAAATCTATTTGAGAAACATTTTTGTGATAAATATTGTAAAATACAACTGGAAATTTCAAATTGTCATACTGTTCAGCAGTCAGTTCATCTTTATCATAGTCATCAATTGCTATTTCTATTCCAAACTTTTTGCAGATCCGTTGAATATCTTCAATCAGTTCATCTTTAATCCCGCTTGTCATCAATATTCAACTCCATTCTCAAAAATATTCCGTAGTTCTCTTCAACTTTGATAACCTTATAAACTGTATCTTTGCACTTTAGCAAAGAATTTTCAGTTATTTTAAAGTCATCGTTTTCTTTCAGAATGTAATACCCTTCCTTTATGTTAGATAATGAAGTTCCTCTCATTGTTTCATCAAGATAATATTTGTTTTTAGGTGTCATTATTGCCATCCTGATTTTTATTTCAGAAGGCATTTTGATTAATTTACCTTTTTCATCAAATCTAGGTTTTTTGTTTTCAGAAAGTAATACTACATCCTGTTCAAACATTTTTATCACTTTAGTGGTTTTCTTTATTGCCTTTAATATTTTTTTGTCCATTCTTACCTCACATTTCTACTTCCGTTTATTTGAGCAGAAATATTAAATTTAAAGAATCCTGTTTCAATCATTGGATTGTCAAATCCTTTTTTCTTAATTGTTGCAGGAGCATTAGAAGGACTCTTTATTTCTTCTATGATATTTTTATATTGCGTAGCAGCTTCTATTCCAATTTGATTCAACATAGAATCAATATTCCAACCACCTTTTATGATGTTGTTTATGCCAGATTTAAAGAGCCTTTCGCCTGTTGGTTTGAACTTTTCAAACGCTTTTTCATTATAATGCCAGCCAGGAACTCCTTTGCTGGATCCGCTTTCTAAGACATTTGATAATCCATAAGCGTCAAAATTCCCGTTAACTCCATAATTTATGTTTGTTCCGACCTTTATTGTCTGTTTTGGCATTGCCAAAAACTCCATAAATTTCTTATTCTGTGGCTTTTCCTTTATTTTCAATCTTACTGGCATTCGTATTTCCTCTCTTTTCGCTTGTTTCTTCTTCAATTACTTCAATATTAAGTTTTCTATCCTTAATTTCATTCAAAGCTATTTCAAGCCTTCTAGGAGACAATTCAAGTTCATTGTCTCCAGTTTTAAGAAGAATGTGATTAAAATCTACCAGTAAAATTTCCACTTTTTCATTATTTCTTAAAATCATTTTTTTCCCCCTTAAATTATTCCAACTGTGGGAATATTTTCATCTACTCCCATCAGTTTTAATAATTCTGTATACATTCTGAAATATGGATTGTTATTACCTGCCCCCTCTTTTAAGACCACATTTGAAATCTGTATCTCTTCAAAATTCAGTTCTTCATTCATTGTTAAGAGATAACCTAAAAGATAAACTCTTAATAACTCATGCTTTTCCTCTGAATGTTTTTCAAAGACTATTTTATATAAATTTCTGACAACCTCAATGTCATATTCCATTATTTCAGGTACTGTTTTTTTAGCTTTTTCTATTCTTTCATCAAGATCAAGCATTTCTATTCTTCCCTTTCAACCACTAAATTCTTTTCTTTCAGTTCTTCAAAATATTCTTTAGAAACTTCAAGAACTTCTCCAATTTCATGTCTTTTGCTATCAAAGAATGGAGAAAGTACAATTATTTTTATATTTTCTTCAGTAGGAGCAGCTGTATTCTCTGCCCCTGTATTATTCTCTATAGCTGTATTTTCTGTAGTTGTATCGTTTTCTAACTCTGCTTGTTTTTTCCCGTTTGCCATTTATTTCCCCCTTTTATCCTACTGTTCCTATAAACATTGAATCCATTATTGTTGGATTTGGTGCTACCATTGCTTCAATAACTATTTCAACATTGGTTACTGTTGAATGTTTTCCTATTGCTGCAACTTCTAAAGGTGCATATGTTCCTTTGATGTCTACAATATCTCTACCACTAGCTACTCCTGAAAGTTTATCAACCTTTGTCGGAGTTGGACCGTATTCCATTTTCCCCAAAACTCCGTTTGGAATTAATGTGACAACATTATCAGGGAATACATTTCTTTCAGTTTTATTTACTGAAATCTTTTCATCCCATATAAGTACTTTTAATTCTGTCATTTCTTCTATTTTATCCAGTATATTCGCTTTTGAAGGTGTTAATTTTGCGTCGGTAATTATTTTCAGAATACCTACATGTTTTTTCAGCTTATTGAATGTGTTTTTATTCATCAAAGCTATTTCAACTTTTTTACCTTTGCTTTCCAGCTTTTCTCTCCATCTGTTAAGGTCTTCTAAAGGATCAGATGTTGCTGCACTCCATACCGCTGTACCTGCTAAAGTTTCTTTTAAATCTGTCGACAGTTTGTAGTCTGCTGTTCTTCCACCACCATTTTCGGCTATATAATTAACTTTTCCAGTTGAAAGCAACTGAGAAACTGTATAAGTTGCCAAAGCTCTTACAGAAGCTAAAAATCCAGTTTTCCCAGCAAATTGTTCATATAATTGTGCTATATAACTCTGAATTAAGCTTTCATCTTTTGAGTTTAAGAATTGAAACAGTGTCATTCTTTCTTTTTCAGGAATTACCATTCTTTCCCTGAAAAATTCTTTTCCTTCCTTTGTGTGGGTTCTGTACCCCCAATCTCTTGCTAAAATATCAGCGTCAAAGTTTGAAAACTGAATCACTTCAACTGCTCCTGTCCCTACTCCGTTTAAGACATTTAAATCAAAATCATTGTTATAAGCCATCGGAAACATAGTTTCCGCTAGTGTTTCTCCTTTTACTCCTCCGTAATACTTATTTAAAGCGTTTGCCTTAAAGATTTCTGTCAATCCTGCCATATTCTCAATTTCCCCCTTTTTTTATTATTTTCTGTTTTTATAAACGTATGTTACACCTGCTGGCAATCTATCTTTTGTAACTGTTAACGGTGTTTTGTGTTCTTTTCCAACTTCAATCAATTTGTCCAAGTAAACTATCCCCTCAATAGCTACTGTAAAAGGTTTTTCTGTTTCCCAGTCCTTAAATTCAACATCATGAACCAGAACACCATCCGCTTTTTCAGTAACAAGTATTGGTTTCATGAGATCACTTTTTTCCCTCAAGTCATAGCTATTTTTGCTTTTTAAAAGTGTACCAGCTGGTAAGAATGTACTCATTCCCTCTTTTATCAACTGATCCGAAAAATCTGCTTTTGCTCCTCTAACTACAACATTTAAATGTTCCCTATGCATTACTGCTCTTTTTTTCATTTAATTTCCTCCTTATTTCATAAATTTTGTTAAATCTGTATCAGTCTTTTCTCTTTCTTCAAGCATATTATCAACAAAATCCTTTTCAGTTCCTGTTTTAAATACACCTTCTGCTGTTTTTGTTATTGAATACTCTTTTAACAAATCATTTTTAAACGCTTCCTGCTTTTTCGCTACTGTTTCAATAGCAACTTTTAAATCATTTTCAGTCATTTCAGGATTTAGTATTATAAGATCTGTAAAATGTTCACTTATCTTATTTTCTGTGACAAACTTTGCTTTAGCTATTTCAAGTTTCATTAAATTAATTTCATTTGTCTTTTCCTGCAATTCTCTTTCAACTTTTTCTTTTTCCTCTTTGTCCAGCTGTTCTTTTGTTTTGCCTTCATTTTCAAGTTTAGAGAGCTTTTTCTGTAACGTTTCAAGGTCTTTTTTTAATTTAGAGTTTTCTCCATCTTTAGCTGTTCCTTGATTTTCAAGATCAGCTATTTTATTTTTTAACTCTTCAACTGTTAAATCAGGCGTTCCACCTTCTCCTCCTGTTCCACCACCTTCGGGCTCTTTGTCTTTTAAAATTCTTGTTAAATAGTTTAAATACATATATTCCTCCCTTTTCTTTTATTCAAAATCATCTGGAAAATAAGCGGTAGCCCAACAACGACAACCAGGGTCTTCGCCAGGAAGAAGGTCTGCTTCATCATATTTATAAACTTCTTCATCCCTATCCTGATGTTCAGGTCTTACACGTTCATCTCCCATTGTGTTCCATCTGAAATATTCAGAATCTTCTGCAACTATTTCTTTTAAGAAGTCTTTGTAATAGTTGCCTTTCATGTTTCTAGCTCTGAATTTTGCGTTATTTTTAAGTTTTTTTCTTAAGTCTGTATTTTCTTTGTTTTCTGTAACAAATTCTTTCATTTTCTGTTGCCATTCCGTTATTTCGTTTAGCTGTCTTGTTGCCAATGTCAAATGCTTTTTAACATCAATATTTTTAGTTTTACGGTACTTTTTTTCTAAATTGATACTAAAGTTCATAAAAGTTTTTAAAATGTCATCAAAGGGTATTTTTAACGTTTTACGATTAAGCTTTGAATAATTCAGTTTTCTGAATATCTTAAAAAGCTTTTCTTCTGTTTTAAAATCCCATTTGAGTTCAACTTTTTTACTCATACATTCCTTCCAGTTCCTCTGTCACTTCTGCGGTCAAGGTGTTTATTTTGTCACTTAGTGCCATTTCCTCATCAATGTTTTTAAGTTTTGCTATTACATCCGCCATTTTCTCAATTGTTGTTAATCTTGAAAGCTTTTCCGCCTCTTCGAACGGATCTAAATACGTATAATCATCCTCTGTCACATCTGACACTCTTCCCATCAGTTCCAAAGCCGAATTATCTAAGTCAACAAGTCCTTTTAAAAAATCTGTTCTAAATGAAAGAATTTTGGTTCTAAGCCCATTATTTTTCATTGTGTACGTTTCTTGTGACACGTTTTGAGTTTTAGTATCTACAAGCAAAAACTCTGGAAATAAGTTTGACAATCTTTTTTCAAGCCGTTCAATGTTAGATTGCATTTCTGAAATTAGAGGTTTTGAAAGTTCAATATATTTAAAAAATGCCGTTTTTTCCCCAGGTTTTGTGTAAATGAATCTTTTCTTTTTGAATCTGAATGTTTCCAATGCCTCTGCATTCTTTTTTTCCTGCTCATTTCCATTGATGTCAGCAAATTTCCCAACATCTCCAGCATGCACCATCGGATCACCATGAATATCTAAAACGTTATGAATATAAGCTTCAATTACATTGATTTTGTCAATAATATTCAAAGCTTCTATGATATTCGAATCAGTTCTAAATTTAACAACCGGAATCTTGTCAAGCATGAATGGTGCTTCAAAGACTTGATTATCAATTATTTCAACTTTTTTCACTTTTCCATTTTCAAGCTTTTTATATTCACGAGAAAATGAAACTGTGAGCTCTTCGCCTTTTTCGTTAAAATATGAGTATTCTCCATCAATTTTGAACTGTATCAGTTCCCCAAATTGTTCAATATGTTCTATATTATCTATCTCATGCAAAATATATATTATTTCGTCATTTTGAGTTCTTATTGCTTCAACAAATACAACTTCTTGTAAATACATTTCTTTACATATTTTTTTGCTGAACGCCTGCATTTTGTTAAAATCCCAAACTTTTTGAAGTTCCTCTTTTTTTGTTTGTAAATCTTTTATAGCAGCGGAAATAAGGGCTTTCGTAATATCTTTAACAGGATTAAATATTTCTATTGTTTCATCAAATAAATTTGGCGTATTGTCATTAAAATTAGCTGGTTCATACTGTGTTCTGTTATAGTAGTTTTTAATCCGTTTCCTTTGTTTCTCATCCATCCAGTTTCCCCCTTTCCTTAATCGCTAAAGAGATAAGCGATACCGCCATCATTCTTTTTCAGACTATAAAGAACGTATCTTACACTATCCATGACGTCATCATTTTCCTTGACTGGCTCATCGTTCTTTCCCCATACATAGCTATAAATTTCATCCTCAAAACGCCCTTTAAATGCACTTCTGACTATCTTTAAAACATTTCGCTTGTACATAGCACCAACTAAGTCAATTCCTTCTTTTACATCCTTTTTTGCATTTTCTGCATATATCCCAGCGTCATTTAATCCGTTCACATATTCCACTCTTGCACCGTCACAAAAAACCCTTGAAGGTCTGTATTGTCTGTATTTCTCGAGTATTTTTGGCTTCCAGTACGGCTCAAAATATTTGTGCTGTTTTGCAATTATTTCGACAATATAATAATTTTCGTCGTAATCAACGCCAATAACCACAAGCGTTCCGTAATGTTCATACCCCCAGTCAATTCCAAAGTAGAACTCTTTAAAGTTAATATTTTCAATGCTTTCAACAACATTTTCTTTTTCGTTAAACTCCCCAAAAACTATTCCTTCCTGTGCTACCCAAAGTCCTAAAATATCTCTGTCATATGTTGCACCAGTTGGAGTAGTCTTTTTAATACTTTCAACATATTCTGAACTGTTATTTATGAGATATTCATTGTCATCAAGTCTAAAATGTTCTGAAAGTATGTTCAGTTTGCCATTTTCCAAGCGTTCCCCTGCTTTATCAATATAATCTTTTTTGACAAAATGGCTCGGATTATCCGGGTTTGTGTCAATAAATATCTTAGCCCCTTGCCCGGAAGTCCTTGAAAATGCTTCCTCGATAAATGTTTTGTGTAATGCCGTAGCCTCGTTTATATAAGTCCCGTGGCTTGTCATTCCACGCATCTTTTTCCAGCTGTCTATTTTTTCCCCTCCGAAAATATAAACGTTATTTCCAAACAAGCGAAAACTTCCGTCTTTACTAAGTTTGAACGTTGTTTCAAGCATTGTTTCCCAGTCATTTAAAACATTCCGCCAGATACTTCCGCTTGTCGCTCCAACGATAATAAAATTAACGTTTTGATTATAAAAATGCGAAATATGAGATAGCATTAATAAGTTATTTAAAAAAGTTTTTCCTGATCTTTTCGCACCGTGTAAAATAGTGATTCTCGGCTGTTCTTTTCTAAAAACTTTTAAAATATTAATCTGTTTTTTATTTAAATTATTCATTTTTGTTTACCTCTGCTGTTATGCTTTGCAACAATGCAACAAGATTTTTTTCTTCTTTATTTTCTTCCTGCTGCGGTCTGTCAAAGCCTTTTAATTTTGCTAATAACTGTAATGATTGAGTGCTAGCTCTTAAGTCCGTTATTGCCGCTTCGTATTCCACAAGTTCCGCTTCTGTAAATTCTTCGTATTTCACAACTTTTTTACCACCCAAGTCAACAACGACGGGCTTTTTAATCTTTTTTTCTACAAGTTCCGCTTGTTTTTGTTTGAGCGTTCCGTTTGCCATCAAGTGATTTTTTAATAGCTCCTCGTTAATGTAATTCGGATCTATCAACAACGGATCGGATTCCACAAAAGTTCGCTTGATTCTGTCAATTATTTTTCTTATTTTTTCTTTTTTTAAAATAAAAGCCCCTTGTGATTCCTGCTTATATCCGCTTTGTAAAGTCGCAAGCTTTACATTAAATTTACAAGCAAAATAATTACGAATAAACTCTTTTTCTTTTTCTGTCAATTGCTTACGCTTCTTTTGACTTTTTATTTCTTTTTCTTCTTCGTTAATAACTTTTTCAACGATTTTTCTTTTTTGCGAATCTGTCACTTTGTCACTGTCACTTTTATTTGTCACTTTGTCATTTTTTTTAAGTGACAATTTTCTATTTTTTTTTTGTAGTCTTTTGTTCCATTTATGCCGTTTTGCCCAAATTGTTATTGTATTAGCTTTAATATTGTATTTTTCAGCGAGTTCCTTCGCCCCTGCTCCACTCTCATACTCTGCTCTTATCTTTTCTTTTTGATTATCCATACATCCTCAAATACCCCTCCCCCTTTTTTTAGATATTCTTAAATGTTTTGCTTTCCCTCCAACCTCAACCGTTTCTTGTTATTTTTTAAACTCTTTTTTGAATTAAAATATGATTAAATGTGATAAAAATAAAAAAAAGGACACAATCGCATTACTACAACTATGTCCCCATTGTGGACTTTTAGAGTTAAGCATTTTTGTTATTAAAAATAACTATGCACTATATTTTAAAAATATATCTCAAAAAATCTATTTTATTGTTATTTTTCACATTTGTATATATTATACCTCATTTTTTAATCTTTTTCAATAGTTTTATCTTTTTTCAAAAATTTCAAACAAAAAAATTTTTTTATTAATTTTATTCAATAAAATCAATACTTCTAACAACTTTTCAAAAAATATTTTCAAAAAGTACTTGACTTTTAGAAAAAGAAAGGGTATACTATGTGTGTAAAGGAAAGGAGGTGAAAAAAATAATGGTCAGGTTATACAAAAAAAGAAACTTGAGGATTATGGAAGTTACTATCCAAGTCAACATCATAATCTTCAAGTTTACAATCAAACTTCAGCCGAGGGAGTAAAATCCCTCTCCTGAATACCATTATTATAACATTTATGACTAAAAAATTCAATTTTAAAAAATTTTTTTTACTGCTAGAAATTAAAAAAACTACAGTAAGAGAAAAAATATCAGCAATAACTGTAATTATATTAATAGCTCTATTAATTTATTTAATAAAGAAATAGAGCAGGAAGGAGGTTAAAAATGCAAAAAAAAAGACCTGTGGGGAGACCAAAAGGAATCCCCAAGGCAGAAAATTCAGGAAGAAAGAAAGGAAGTGGAGTAAAAACAGAAAGATTTTTGGGCTGTAAAGTAACCCAAAAAGAATTTTATGAGCTTTCTAATATAATGCAGCTTTACAAAAAAAAGTATAATTTAAAAACTGTAGATCTAATTAAAAAAATTTTTTATGATATTCAAAGTATTGAAAAATTTGACTTTGAAGAGTTTGAAGAAAAATAATTCAATTTATTTTCAAAAAGTACTTGACTTTTAGAAAATAATGAGATATAATAGTCTCAAGATGAAGGACAAGATGAAATAAAAAAAGACTTGAACGAGTTGCAGCTCGAACAAGTCGAAAGGTAAAATAATAGTCGACCAAGACCTTTTAAAATACCTTGATTTATTTTATCAAATCCTAAAAAAAAAATCAATAGGAGATGGTAAAAATGACAAGAAAAACAAAAAAAATAGTAGAAATCAAAAAAGAAGCTTTAAGAAAAGCATTAGAAAACTTCAATACAGGATTCTACCATGAGAGTCCTGCAGGAAAATCAGAAATGGAAAAATTTGTTGATTCAGCATTGTTTAATCATGAAGACTTAGCAGAAGAAATAAAATTTCAAGTAAGAAACTATCTTAAAAATTTCAAAAACTCTTACTACTATTCAAATAATCAAACTGATGAATATTACATAATAAATACAGAATATTTTAAAAATCATGTAGAGCTTTTTAAAAGCTTCTACAATGATTACGAAGAGCCTTGTTGGGACTATTACAGAAGTCTCAACGAAAGCTTTGGAAAATGCTATAAATAAAAAAACTTGGGGGAAGTTAATTGAGAAAAATAAAAAATCAGGAGGAATAAATTATGAAAAATACAAATCTTTTAAACATAGATTATCACAAAAGAGGAGCAAAAATAATCGAAGAAAATTATAAAGTTTTCTTCAGAAATCAAGGAGAATACTGTATAATTCAAGATTTCCTTGAAAATGAAGAGTATCACGTAAAGTTTCTCACTCCGTTTATGTTCGGAGCTTTGAGAAATAAGTACAAAATTGATAATGCACTTGATCTGATTCTAAAAGCATTAGAGTATAAATTAGTAAGAATGATTAAAGATTTAGAAAGCAACAGTATTATCACAATGTAAAAAAGCCGGGGGGCTTTGAGGTTATAAAAAATTAGGAGGAAACAAAATGAAAATAAAAGTTAAAGGAATAGGGCAAAACATAGATAAGAGAACAATAAAAAAAATATTGAAGGATGAAAATACTTTAGTTATTTGCAAAGACTTTTTAACAGATGACTACTTAACAGACTTACAAGAAAATTTTAAAAATGCAAAAATAGAAAATAATGAAACAATAATTGATGACTTACATTATTTAACTTGTTGGACAAATGACATGAAAACAATAGAGCTTTTTAACAGCTGTTGCAATTATGTTTTAAGCAACAAAAACTTAGAAATTATCTTAAATTAAAGGAGTGAGAAAAATGACAATTAAATTAAATAAAAAAAGCGTTGTAATGACAGCTCAAGACGGTGGAAAATATAGATTAGACTTAACAAATATGAAAATATATGATGTTACAGAAAAAGGGAAAATAAGAAAACTTGAAATTTTAAATAATGAAATTGAAAATGCCTTATACGAGTTAGAAATGTTGAAAGATAGCGATATTAAAAAAATAAAATATCAAATGAAGTTTGAAAAATAAGAGCCACTAAAGGCTCTTTTTTATTTCTTCAAGATTTGATTTATTTATATATAATAAATTATCTGTAATACTCTTTACTTTGTAAAAAGCGGCATGAGAATTGAAAGAAGTATCAAAAATAACAATATCTTTATTTGCTATTTTTTCGCTATTTCTAAAAATCTTGTTAGCTTCAATAAATTCCACTGTTGCATTTTCAGAATCAATATAGCTTTCTACTTCTCCTCTATTTTTAGAGTTCCATTTTCCGCCGAGTATTACAATGTTTTTATTTTGCAGATCTGTTTTTTCTTTTTCTTCCTGCTGTTCTATTTCCTCAATTTTTATATTTTCCTCTATCGTGTTATTTTCGTCCTGCTCTATGTTTTTTATTTGTTCCTGTAAGCTCTCTATTTGCCCGTATAAGTAATTTATTTCTTTTTGCTGTTCTTTTACTAGCTTATCTTGTTCTTTGCTCTCATAAGCCAAAATTTTGGCTTTTTGAAAATCATTAATCTTCTTCAGATTTTCATTTTCTGCTTTTATTGTCTTTGATTCTTCCGATATTCTTTTTGATTCTTCTTGTATCTTTTCAATGTCTTTTAAATATCCGTCAATCCTTTTAAGATTGCCATGTAACAGTCCGAAATTTAGATTAAAAGTTTCGAGCTTATTAAATATTTCCAGTGACTTATTTTCAAAAAATACAACAAATCCTGATGGCACTGTGTAAGTGTCATTAAAACTGTTGTATTTAATTCTATATCTGTTCGCAAGTCTCTCAAAGTCTATTTTATCAATTCCCTTATAGTTATTATTTATAAACTCCTGAAATTCCATTTCAAATTGAGTTCCTTGTAATAATTCCAGCATTTCAGGTTTTTGCCTCAATGTGTCTTTTTCAAAAGTTTTATAATTTTCCAAATCTCTGTTATACAGCTTTTTAAAAAAATCCAGTTTATCCCTTAAATTCCCTGTTGTCATTATATATAAAATCATTTGCTCAGAAGCTATCCCAACCCCTGCAATGCTTCTTATTTCGCCACTTAAACTTTTTTCCGTGTATTCTTTTTCTGTCAGTTTGTCATATCCGTTTTCTGTGATGTAAGAGTTGTTATAGTTTATCAAAGTATTTAAGTACTTCTCATTTCCAGCAAGTATATTTTTTGTTATATATATGATCCTGTCACTATAATTTAGTGACAATGTTCTATCAACTTTAAAAGCATTATTTAATAGATGTTCATTGAAGTTGTCGACTATTAAATCTATTATAATATGTTCATTTATTTCCTGTAACTTTTTAACCAGCTGATTTCTTCCCTTTGCTTTCCTCATTGTTTTTCTCCTGTGTTATTTTATATATAATATTATATCATATTTTCATAAAAATAGGTGGTTATTCCCCACCTTTTTTAAAATTATTTTTCTTATGTTCCCTTATTACTCCCGTGTTCCTCTGCTTACACTTCTTACATTTATAGTCAAATGTGATGTAGCCGTTAAACTCAAATGTTCCAAGTGTATTTCCACAAGTCCTGCATCTTATTGCTACTTTTCTACTCAAAATTTTCCTCCTTTTCATTCTCAAAAAACTTCTCTAATCTGATGTTATAGAGTTTTTCCCTTGTTTCTTTCATTTTTCGAGATATTGTAGACCCTAAAAAATTTAAGATAACGAAATAAAATCCGTTTATCAGCGTTGTTTTGAATATTTCCATATATGTTGTAGCACTTCTTATTTCTTTTGCCCATGTTTTTGTTGTTAAAAACATAAAAAATATTATCACCCACCCCATTATTAGTAATATTACTCTTTTCGTTAGCAATTCAAATTCCTTGTTATCATTGTACAAGTCAATAATATAAGCTAATAAAGTTGTGAAAATAACTCCAATAAAATAAATAAAAACTATTTTTAGCATGCTTTCACTCCTAACTCTTAAATTTTGCTATGTTTTCTGCTATATAGTAGCCAGCTTGTAATCCAAAACTTATTATTTCTCCAGTTTCATCTGTTAAAACTGGGAAACTCAATATTTTCTTTGACCTGAATTCCTTTATTTCCTCAATTGTTGCTTTTCTTACTTCAATATTGAGTTCCTGTTTCTGAATCAAGCTTTTCGCTCTGTCACAGACATTGCAATTATCCGTTGTATATAATGTGTATTTATTCATTTTTTACCTCCAAAAATTATCTGCAATAGTGTCATGTAACCATATAGCAAAGAATCCAAAACTATATAGTGAAAAATATATAATGCTTTTCCAGTCAAATTTATGACTGTTCCATCTCTTAGTTCTTCTATATGCATTTATTTTTCCTATTATTGCGACTATTGTTAAAAATACAAAAACTATTGCAAATCCTAATAAATATATTTTTAAAAATTTCATTCCTATTCCTCCTATATTACTTTAAAAATAAATAAATTCCTATTGTTGTCATTAGATATATACACATTATAACTAAATCAAAGTAAGCACTCATTAAATATCTTCTTTTTTCAGCTTTACCGACTTGGCAAATAACTATACTTAAAATCATTACTGTTACAATTATTTTTAATATCATTTTATTTCTCCTCATAAATTTCTAAAGTCCCAGAAACTTCATCGTCTTCTATTACAAAAATTCTTCCGCTTGTAGTCTTGTAATAAAATAATGTGATCCCGTCTTCCAGTTCTTCAGTTTTTTCAAGCCCTAATAATTCACACATATCCATCAATAAGTCTGGTTCTAGTAAGCTTTTATCCCAGACTTCTAAAAATATTTTTTCATATTTCTGTTTTTCTTTTTCCGTCATTTTCTTTTCTCCTTTACTAAAATACTGTCATACTCTCCATTTTTTAATTTCTTCCGAAATAATTTAAAATGATTAGGATATACTGGAAGCAATTCATAAACTAACTGTTCATTCAGCCATACACCACCAACTATATATTTCTCCTGAAATTCCTCTTTTCCTATTGCATGTTTTATCATGTGATGTTCCCTACATAGGGGTATAAATGGATTTTGTAATCCATCATCATTTTCATAATTCCCTGCACTGCTAGA